TTTGGTTGCCCAGCCGCTGAAATCATAGGTTTTCGGCTTCCTACTCATTGAGTGTCCTCCTTCTCAGTTTAGTTGATCTCAGAAACCTTCGTGTCCGCGATGTTCGTCACCGGTTCTTCCATGGGAGGCTCCGCTTCGGGATACTGCCCAATGCCAGGCCCGGGACTCGCGTTAATGTTCCGGTTCCTGAGTTCGTCTGCACCGGGGTCAATGGCAGGTTTGAAGCCGATCAACTGCCGGACCTCGTTAGGCGTCATGATCTCATTCATGGCGAACTGGCTGCCGAGGTTCACAATAGACTCGACAGGAGCAAGCTTGAACAGATCTCTGAAGAACACGATTTTTTGGTTCTGAGAGCGAGCTGTCTTTGTCAGAAACTTACGGTTGAATTCATCCGTGATCGCTGACACGATCGGCTCAATAGTGCGGCTGAAATAGTTCAGCATCGTCTTCTCGTCGGCAGTGCCTTCAAACACTTCTTTTGTCATTCCCAACTGGCTGTATAGCATGCTCGTTAATGACTCGATCTGTGCCAGAAGGTTATTTTCGACGGGTCGGTTCAGCTGAGTGATCTTCTCAGTAGCGTCCGTATAGGCCACACCGTACTTGCTCGACGCCAGCTGCTGTTCAAGCGCTTTACGCCTGTTTTCAGCTTCGTTCTTCTGCATTTCGGTTTTGGTCATGTACGGCAAATGGATGATCAGATCAAGCTTGCCACTGCTCATCTGTTCGTCCACGCTGTCAAGAAGACTTAATTTATGAATAAGCCGCTTCAAGGTCGAATTCGGCTCGTTCATCACGTTGTATAAAGGATTTTGAACGATCGCCACAATGGATTTCGGAAGGATCAGATCTTCCCTCCTGCCAGTATCCTCATTGTAGAGGTTGACCTTAACATGACGAGGATACCATTGCGTGATCCTGGCAACACGCATCGTCTTGATGTCATAACTTCCGGACAAACGAGGATTGACGGTCGCATCTACCGGAACAGCAGCGATCACGCCTTCGTCGCACATGCTTTCCACCAGATCCTGGAAGAAATCACGGGCGGTCTGGTCAATATTGGCCTCAGTCGTTATACAATAATTAAGACCGCTATCGATTTCCCCGATATAACGGTCATTTTCATCCAAACGGACATGTTCTATTTTGACTGAACTTACATCAATGGCAATCCTTGTGTAAATGGAACTGACGATCGTCCGTTCCAATCCTCTGTGAAAAGGGACCCTGTCCTGGCGGACCATATAACTGGGCCCTAAGTCCTGGCGTTGGATCACTTGCTGATCTCTACCGAGAAAAGCATTCCAGGCATGGCGAACCCGGTCACCAAGACGCATTCCGTCTGCTTGATAATCGGCCAACGGTATTCGCCTCCTTAAATATTATCCGTTCCATTTGTAGCCAAATGCCTTGGCGGATTTCTTTGCGAACTCTCTTGCAGCCTCGTCAGCGGCATGTGCGGCGTTCTTCTTGGCATTTTTCTTAGCATTTACAAAAGATTCGCCTTTTGTGATAAGATTCTTGTATTTCAATGCCATAACACCAGCGGCAACACCAATCGCGGTATAAACAAAAATTTTCTTTAAAGCAGCCTTTGTTTCTTTACTTATTGGATGACGATTTTCAATATTCTGACGATACTGAGCCTCTGCAGACATACGATTATTGCGCCTGCGAAGCTCGTCATCGCTTAAAGTTTTGGATTCATTCTTTTTCCACGTGTCGCTCTCAGGCTTTAAAGCACGACGTTGTTTACCTTCTTCAGTAAGGGTGCCATCTTCATTTTGAAAACGACGCCGACCCCATTTCATGCCTTTAATGCCGTAATGAGCAAGGAAATCTTCGTATTCTTTTGTCATAGCCTTGTCCTTTCGTGCAAAAAACACATCGTATTATAGAGAGAACCTACTAAATATAGGAGGAATAAAAGATGTTTAATTTACTGATGACTTTGGTAAGTGTTTGGCTCGTGATCAAACTGATTTGTAGAATGTTTGAGAAGTTTATTACAAAGATGTTTATGTATAATACGATGCGGGATTACTTCACAAACTCAGAAGAACAAGACTTCTGGAATAGAAATTGTAATATGTAGGTTTTCTAAAAAGAAGATCCTGAAGAACATGGATCTTCTTTTTTTACTTTTTATGACGACGAGCCCGAAGCATACCAGCAATAAAAGCCGCACCAGCGTTGGTACTTCCTTTAACAGCACTTCTCTTTGTAGAATTGCCCGACGCTTCACGCATATTATCTATTAAATTACCATAATCGGGATCGATATCAGCAATAATTCTCTGAACTTCTTTCCTACCGATTTCTGTATCTCTAAGTTTCAAATCTTTTAACGTGGCACTTGCATATTGGCTTTTATACTTATCCCACAATTCTTCACCTTGTTTAGAATACTCATTTTTGGGCATGCCATTTTTTACAGCTTCCCAATACTCTTTATTATATTTTTTACGAACTTTATCTCTCTCGGCAATTGCTTTTTTGGCCCGTCCATATCTTCCATAATTTTCAGAATATGGATGATTACCGATCAAGGTTCTCCTCGTTTTTCCTTTAGGAGGGTTTAAATATCCCCATCCAACGGTATCAACTATACGCTGTCGTCCTTCATCAGTTAATGAGCCATCTTCATTTTGAAAACGACGCTGACCCCATTTCATGCCTTTAATGCCGTAATGAGCAAGAAAATCTTCATATTCTTTAGTCATAGCCCAGTCCTCAATCAAAGTTGTCCCGGTTCAGTTTATATGCAACATAGGCGTCGATCATGGCGGCAACACTGTCGATCTTTTGGTCATAACGCTTCTTCCAAAGCTTACGATTGCCGTTCGTATCCTCCAGCGTGATGGCGTTCCCCATCGTGAACTTCATGATCTCCTGGTCGAATATCAGCAGTCGCTCTTCGGCCAGTTTCTTCAATTCACCGATCGGGACGCTCTCCGTCTTAGCGCCCTGCTGTACTTTTTCGACCCCATAAGGAGCATACTCCCGGCAATACCTTTCCACAAAATCCCTGGCGTTGTATGGGTCATAGCCGAATGCCCGGATATCATACTGGCACTTAGTGTTATGGGCATCAAAGTCCTCGTACACCTGCATCATATCCAGCACGGCTCCGGGCATTACGACCAGACTGCCTTCATTCAGGAATTTATCATACTCCTGCCGCATGGAGGGGGTAAGGCGCATCAACGTGAGCTCTGTAATGTAGCATCTCGTCTTTACGCCGAAAGACCCTCCCCGCAGAGGAAACAGATAAGTGAAGGCACAAAAATCGTCACCCTGTGAAAGGTCTGCGCCAAGCGCGCAAGGCATTTGCCAGAACTCCCGCTTCCTGTGGGGGAGGGTTTCCTGATAGGTAAAGAAATATGTGGAGCCTTCCATTGGAATGTTGAAACGCTTTGCCAGAATATCGTTCCTGGCGGCGGGAGCGCGTTCCGCACGTTCCTTATCCAGCTGGTAGGTCTCATAGCTGACGGTCAATCCGAGATTCGGGTTTGCCTTCAGCCATTTGCTCGGATCGTCGACTTCCTTAATATCATCCAGTTTGTAATACCAGATACTCGTATGAGGATCCTGATATTCGCCGCGAAGGATAGACATCAGCTCCATCTTAATGTCATCACCTGGGCCGTTGCGGACCGTGCCTTCAGAACTGGTGGCTACGATCAGCCAATCCTCATTCTTGGAAGCACCCTGCTCAAGCGCGCCGACGACATCCTCTCGCACTGTACCGGACAGCCATTCATCGACCGTGTTATACGGTGTTCGAAGACCATTCAGCTTGTCAATGCTCATTGGCCTGATCTCCAAAAGAGAACCGGTCAGGAAGTTCTCAATGCCGCGCTTGGTGCTGGCCAGTTTGGACCGCATCAGCTTGGAACCGACAGTAGCCTGCACGCTGCCCTCGACCATAAACTGGATCACCGGACCTCTTGCCCGGGCGATCGCTGTGCGAAGCGGAGAAAGCATCTCTTCTGCCTGCTTCATGGTGGGGGCTGTTGTCACCTGATGGGTGGTCTTGCCATAAACAATCAGGAAGAACGCCTGTATGCACATGGCGTACATCGTTTTGGCAGCACCACGGGGAATGATCAGGTATTGCTTGTTGACCAGGCGCTTCTTGATCCGGCGCTTAACATAATGCCACTGCCCGTTCGGTCCGGGACGCGGCACAGGACGCTCCACAAAGTAATACCATCCGAATACTTCTTCTGCCCATAGCTTGAACGTGTCCATCAGGTGAAGATCTTCACCATCAGTCAGGGTCAGCTCATTTTCGCAGAATTCGATAAAGCCATTGATGGCCTCATCATCGTAATAGTATTTCGGATCACGGATCAGGGCATCGATCCGGTTCATCTCCATCGAGATCTCCTGGCATACTGGGATCCTGCCCTGCATAACGGCTTCACGGAACTTGCCGTAATAGATCGGTACTGCTGTGTTGGACAGCATCAGTCATCACTGCTCTCTGTAGTTTCCTCTTGCCGCTGCCAATATCCCAGACCTGTCACATCACCTGGGTAATACTCGGCCTGCTCACGGAGACGCCACTCAAGCTCTTCTTTCTGCTGCTTCATGGCCTCCATCACGAAGGAATTGGCGGGCGGATCGAAAACCATTTTGACGCACAGGAAGATGTAGTGCTTCACACCCTCCAGCATCATGTCAGAAGGAAGGAATTCGCTCCATGTCTCGCTCTCGCCGGAAACGGTAAAGCCGCGGGTCGGGCCTACACCGAGCTGCTGCAGGGTCATCATCGCAGAATTAATGAAGGTGATAACGTCCAGATCGAACGCATCGTAATCTTCCGTAATGCCAAGCAGCTTCTTGATCGTTACGAGAATGCTCTCTTTCATAATGTTCCTCCCTTCTCAAAGATAAAAACACCAATCCATGTTCTTTACTTCCATGGACAGGTGTCATTGGGTCGACGCTCTTTAAATTCTGCCGGCAGCAGGGATTCATCCCCGAAATGGATGGCTTCGTGTGTGTTGAAGGAGACGCAGACGACATTATCCTCATCAAAGATGGCAGCACTGCGCTCCTTCAGATCCTTCACGAGCAGCGGTACAATGTGATGAATGATGATCCGGTCACCGAGAATATCCCTGCCTGGAACGGCGAGATCACATCCGTTGTCACGAATGATGATCTTGTTGCGGAAGCGCTTCCATTCGCCGGAAGAATATAAGGCTTGGTTGAGATACCGGTCGAACCCGAATGTGTCCTTTCCGACGACTCCACCAAGCCTTAAGTAGTTGTAGCGCTCCTGAAATGTTGGGAGTTTGATGAGCTCCCGGTAGTTGCGAAGGACGTTCATTCTACATCCTCGGCGTCATCGCTGTTGATGCTGCTGCCATAAGACTTCATGGCATTGGTCGCCTTCATGAACAGCTCCTCAAGTCGGGCCGTGGACTGAATGGCCTGCGTCTTGGCCTCCAGCTGAAGGATCTCCTTCTTGAGTTTCTCTTTTTCCAGCTGCTCACGAGTAGTAGCAAGCTTCAGATAGTGACAAATGAGCTGGCTGGACGCGGTTCCGTCGAGCATTTTGCGTTCGGCGACGTCCACAGCCATTGCGATCAGCTGCTGCTCTCGTGCTTCTGGGTCTAACGCGGGGGCACGAAGCCTGCCAACTGACTGATCTGAATTTTTTCTTCTTCCAGCCACAGACTTTTCACCCCTTTGTACGCTGGTTTGATGGTACTTTAACCAAGTTTCTTCCAGCTTTCAAATATCACTTAATCCATTTTCCCCTCCGGGGAATTTTTTAGG